CCGCCACCAAGGATTTGTCGAGCTTGGATGTAATCAGAATCGATTAATTGAATTGTTAAAGCTGAATCAATGCCTCCACCAGCTACTGCATCTACTCTAGCGTTGATGTAATCCGAGTCAACAGTTAAACCTATAAGATTTATGATTTCCGAAGAATCCAAAACATCAGGAATACTAGCAGCATCTACTCGAGCGTTGATATAATCTGAGTCGATGAGTTGTATTGTTAACGCTGAATCAATACCTCCACCGCTACCACCACCAAGGATTTGTCGAGCTTGGATGTAATCAGAATCGATTAATTGAATTGTTAAAGCTGAATCAATTCCGCCGCCGCTGCCTCCGCCGAGGATTTGTCGAGCTTGGATGTAATCAGAATCGATAAGGTCAATCGTTAAAGCCGAATCAAGCCCGAAGATTTGTCGAGCCTGAATATAATCTGAATCTACAAAAACTGCAGTAAATGCATTAACGTAATCGGAGTCAACAAACCCTTTTATGTAATCAGAATCGACAAACCCCTTTATATAATCTGAGTCTATGAATCCTTTAAGATAATCGGAATCAATAAACCCTTTGATGTAATCAGAATCGACGAAACCTTTGATATAGTCTGAGTCAATAAACCCTTTGATGTAATCAGAATCGACGAAACCCTTGATATAGTCTGAGTCAATAAAACCCTTAATGTAATCTGAATCGACAAAACCTTTTATGTAATCAGAGTCAATAAAACCCTTAATGTAATCTGAATCGACGAAACCTTTGATATAGTCTGAGTCAATTAATGCCAATACATCAGAAGAATCAAATTCTAAATTTATTGTAGACCAGAATTGCCTTTCGTTTTGAAGAGACCCTGTTATCTCGTTTCTATCTGAATCGTTTTTGTACTGATAGTACCCTGACTGAAATGTAGTTGGAACAGAATCTAACGTCCATATACTACCGCCAACACTGTCAATAGAATAATCTTTCTCGACAAATACAAACATACCAGAGACTAATCTCTGGCCAGTTATATCTTCAAGACGGTCTCCGTTACTTCCAATGATTGACCGTAACCCACCTCGTGTCTCTTTATCGAGAACAATGGGTGCTTCTGTGCTTGGACTCCATGTTCCAGGCCATGTATTACGTGTTAATCCATAAAAATCTGAATCAGCCATATTTTAAGGTCCTATGCTCACGTAAGTGGTTCCTGGTTGTAAAACAAATCCATACAAAGTAAATGGTTCTGCCTTATAAAGAATATTTGGGTTTGGAATAGCTCCTAATTTAACCACACGAGTTACTGTCGTAACATCAGAAAGTAACGCTGGGCTAGAACCTGTCCTAAACGAAGTTGGTTGAGGCACTGCAGTATGATAGTTAGTTGCTGGGCCTGCAGCGAACGAATAATTGTCACTGTGCTCTCTAATGCCGAACCAAAACGCTTGGGGGGCTGCTGAAATATTATTAACGTATCCTGAAAAAACCCTTGTCTGATTAGCGAGAGAAGTTACTTCTGGTCTATATTCATCACCCACGACAATATCCGCGTTAGTAGGAGTCGTCAAATCTCCTGGTCCGAACAACCAAAATGAAGGATAGAGAAATTCAGTATACAATTTACTTAAATCATACCAAGACCGCATGCGGTTCTTATAGCTGGCCCCAAGAAAATCAAAGCCATTCACTTCTGGATCCCATTCATAAGTGCCTGCTGCTTCCATCGCTGGCCTGATATAAGTTTGCCAGTGGGTCGAAAGTTCGCCCCGCGATCTTGTGTAACCAATTGGTGGTACACCTGATACCCAGTTCGGCGCTTCCGGAGGTAGCGGTCCTCCAGGCGGCGCAGGAGGCTCTCCTGCAATTGTGTAACTAGAAGGATCTATTCCTGATGGCCTTGTTATCAATCCCCAGTGATGAAGCTCTCGTTGTAATTTGGGGCCATAAAGGGGATCGCTCCCCGAGTTATAGTAATTGTAGTTAGCGTCCACTGGGCCTCTATCGGTATGATGACAAGGCGAAGAAAAGGTCCAAGTTCCTGTTCCCAAGTTGTGAGTATTAGATAAAGTGCCAGCACACGCCAACGCATCAGGCCAGCGCTCAAATCCAGGTAGCCACTGTTCTTTTGAATAGTATGCCCGCTCGTTTTGTATATTATCATAAGGGTTGATCTGGGTCCAACTTGAGTCAATATCGTTGGGGTCGAAGAGATAACGCTTAACAGGGTTGCCGGTGATCCCAGAAAACGCACTAGTGCTGTCTTGATACAAATAACCCGAGTATTCACCTATAGCACAAGTAATTTGTCCTGGTGTTACTGGTTGTGGATTATTACCAGCACCATCAAACGGTCTACCCGCATAAAAATCATTGGCGCTATCTCGAATCTGTATATGTGGAGAATGCGCGTCTCCTTGAAAAAGGTTTTGATTAGTTAGGTGGGCAACTCCAACTTCATAGGTTGTCGATTCGTATGTTTGCAGAAAAGTTTTTCCGAGACATGGGGTAATAGTATTCCAAAGATGAGCGCATTTCCACGCAAACATAAAAGGCCCCGCTGAAAATACAGCTCCTGTGTTATCTTTAAAAACTAGTTTGAAAGGACGTGAATAATTAAAATTATATACTTTGTTTGGAAAGTTGAACGACCCTTGGTCCGTTTTATCATATTGGCCATTAAAATAAGAACTAAAAAGGCCATTCGTACTATTTATATTAAAAGGGGGCGGTGGATAGGTTGTGCGTATCCTTTTCGCCATCGTTCGGGAAGTAAGCTGCTGTGTATCATAACTCGCTTCATACAGTATTGGGCCTCCCCAATATCCGTATTGTCCGTCTGTATACAAGAAACCATTGGTGTTAGCAGAATCGTCGTATTCATCTCCGACCTGATTATAAGTAGCCTCTGCACCATTTTCATCAGTACGAACAAAAGCAGTATTAGTGAAATTGAACGTCTGGGCCCAGTCTACTCCTCCTGCAGGAGTAACTGGAGAACCATTTGCGGAATCAAGGCGCGGCCCAGTTGTTGTAAATTGATTAATTCTGAATCTATGTTCTTCGGAAGTGTCTGAATCTGCCCTATAAGCGGAGTCTTCTAGGTTGGCGGGGTTGAATGGATTTAGATTCGGTAAGTATTCTCCGAAATAATCAAGGCTAGCGCTAGCCAGTCCGTAAGTACCGTTCGGTTTCCAAGCAGGCATATCAGGCCATCGCCCATAAAAAGCATTGGTTATATTAAAGATATCTGAATTAGGCTGTTCAGCTGATGGGTAGTTACTAGCAGGTATTCGCGCGACGGACATTGCAACAACTTCAGTAATATATCTGCTTTTAAAGTCGTCTGGGTTTTCTACAAGTACCGTAAAACCAGTGGCCGAATCGTCCCAATTAAGAATTTGTACGTTATATTCTTCTCCCCCTAAAAACACCGGATTAAAACTTGCTAGACGTAGTCTAAATTTAAAATTTTCTCCGGCGCCTTCAATATCAGGGACATATTCAACGTCTCGAACGTTAATGACGTCATCAGGAATTTCTGGATCAGGTTGATAGCCAGTTATAATTCTGTAATCTGCTCCGCCGTAATCAGGACCACCCGAATCCCAAACAAGAGGGCTGAATTTACCAAACAAGGTTACATTGGATATAGCGCTATCTTCCACTACATCAGAATCTATAAAGGTCTTCAGATAAGCGGAATCGACCACTTTTGTGATAAAGGTTTCTTCATTGTATCGTTTAATCGTTGTGCGACCTTGTCGGTCTGGCGTTCCTGCTTTAATCTTTACCTCTACAGGATCATTTACAATATCGCCTCTGATTGAATTGCCTTGACCCACAGATACAATTTCGCTTGACGCCCACCCAACAGGAATTTGCGCGGAGTCATTAATGATCCCAACAACAATTTTGTCTACTTTTGTTTTATCATTTTCCAATTATTGTCTTCCTATACTCACGTAAGTAGATCCTGGTTGTAAAACAAATCCATATAAACTATATTCTTCTGCGAGATAATTTGCTGGCGTTGGCGATGGCTGTAAAAAAACAGTAGAATTGGTTTGTGTAACATCCGATAATAAAGACGCGCTGGACCCTGTTCTGAAAAAATTTGGTTGAGTCGCAGAAGCTCTAATACCAAACCAAAACGCTTGTGGTCCAGCTCCTGGGTTATTAATAAAACCACTAAGGTTATTTATTTGATTTCCAAGTTGTGTTACATCGGGCGACTTATAATCTGATCCTGAAACAACATCAGAATTTGTAGGTGGCGAGGCTAATGAAGAAGTAAAAAGCCAAAAAGAATAATATACCCATGAAGCGTTAAATGAATTGTTGGTGCTATAAATTCTCTCAATATATGAAGCGCCTTTAGCTGGGTCTAATCCTCCTGCCGAATCACCATCAAAAGATCCTGCTATTCCAAGAGGACGTGTAATCCTAGCTGCAGCATAAAGGTGTCTGTAATTTACACTGGGCCCGCTTGAACTTTGAGGATGATCGTCTTTATGAACAGGAGGCCAAAGGGTCCATGTACCACTACCTAGTGCTCGTTGAGTCGGGTTTCCGCCATAGCTCCAAGCGTCAGGCCATCTATTTTTATCTTCTGTAGACGTAAATGGTCCGGTATACCCAGCATCTAAATTGCCAAGAGCGGTAACGAAAGCAGGTTGATACTTTGGAATATGTGCTGGAGCGTCTGGGTCCCCGCTAGCTAATGCTCCTTCTGCGTTGTTTATATCAGTAAGGTTTGTTATTGATGTAGTATAAGTTGTGCTAGTATAAGTTTTTAAAAAATTACTGCCGCTTACATTATTGATCGATACGTTTAAAGTAGCGTTACGCCAATTGAAATTTATTCGAGCGCCATTATCATACGGCTCGACGAACCCTCCATATTCAAATCCCGTAGTATCTTTAAGCCTAACCCATAAAGACGCACTCCCGCCTTTGGTTTGATTAGTTGCGCCGCCGGTAATTTCTTCCGAACCGTTAATATTAACCACATCGCGGAGACTGTAAAAATCAGTAACATACGCCTCGTCCCCTCTGTTTGGTAATGTATTTAAATACCAGTCTGCGTCAGTGGTCCAAGCTTGTGACCAAGTTGAACCTCCAAATGGAATTGGAGATGGTCCGGTAGTATTAAAATTCTCGGATTTAATTATATTTCCTACGCTCATAGGAAACTGTCCTGTCGATGATGTTTCTAGATCAACAACTTCATCCACATACCGACTTACAAAATCTAAAGGGTTTGAGATAGATATAGAAAATCCACTAGCCAAAACATCCCAATTTAAATTGATCGTCTGCGGCGCTCCTGTTCCAATAGTAGGAGTAAACGTGGCGAGCAAAAGTCTAAATTTATTAAAACCTTCAGTGCCATACGGTAGAAATTCTGCGTCTCGAACCGAAACGACTTCGTCGGGAAATTCGGGATCAGGTTGATACCCAGCTATAATTCTGTAATCTGCTCCACCATATTGAGCGCCGCCCGAATCCCAAACTAATGGATTGAACCTACCAAAACGAACTTCGTCTGATATAGCAGAATCATCTGATTCTTCGACGTTGTTTGCGGCCAGTATTGCATTAACATAATCTGAATCGATTATGTTCGTGACAAAAGAAGAATCATTATAAAGATATCTCTGAGTATCACCCAGAAGAACGGTATTTCCAAGAACAACTTTGTCTACTGAAGTTTTCAACAGTAGATCTATAGACGGATTATCTTGTATTACTACATTTTCGCTAGAAGACCATCCAACGGGAATTTGCACAGGGTCATTAGAAGTGCCTACTTTAACTCTACTAACAATTGTCTGCTCAAGTTGTACAACATCGACTACTGTTGCATCTTCAACAATAACTGTTACAATTTGTTTTTTCATTCCAACCCTGATAACTTAAAACAATTTAGGCGCGTTACTACCTATTTATAGGGATTAGAAAATATTATTTTGTAACAGAAGGCTTTACGAACAGGTTTCCTTCAAGAACTCTTTCTATTGTGAAAATACTTGACCCCATTCCATCGCTATCGTTGATGTATGATATTTCAACATCATAGACATATTTTCTTTTAGTTTGTAATGCGTCGGTCTGTTGGTTTGTGAGAGACAAATACATTATACCTTCAGTCGCAGGAGTAGCAACTTCAGTAGTAAAAGAAATTCTATCAGAATCTGAAGCGTTATAATTCGGCGCCAATTTCGCTGAAGTAAAATACCCTGTTAAATTTTTTGGACTTTTATCCGTATTGATAAGATGCAACTCAACCGTAATGTCTGTGCCCTGATCTATAGTTAAATCTTTATATTGTGCCATTTTTGCGCTTATCCTTTTTTACGGTTGGCCACTATTAAATATCGTTAATGAAGGAGAACCAATTAAAGTAGCGCCTTCTACGCTTGCTGTCCCTGTGGGCGTTGTAGCCTTTTCTAAAACATATAAATCGAAACTTCCAATCCAGTTAACAGGAGAGCCATTATTAGTGCCATTTCTTTCGTAAGTCCAGCTAACGTTAATCCTATTACCCATATTAAACCAAGTATCAAATGCATTACTGCCGATCGACCATCCACCGCCTACAGGATCAACATTATTTTCTGCTCTTACCCAAAGGTTTGAATAATCAACTACACCAGTATCATCACATTGACCATTAGCTACCCAAAAATCTATAGATTGATCAAGTGCGTTTGTTTCAAACCGCCAAGTTCCAGTAACATTATCACCATCTTCATTTCCTACAGCCCCTTGTGGTTCTATAGCATCAGTACCGTTTTGTCCATATAATACAAACCCATTTGATTTCAATTCTGTAGCGAAACAGGTTGCGGTATTAGATAGGCTACTAGCGTATGCCATATCTGCTAATTGAAGTATTGTTGCCATTCTTATAAACCTCCAACGCTGCAGTTAACATTATATAGTTTTGTTAACACGGTATCACCTACCCCTAAAGTTCCGGTATATCGTTTTATTGTTATAGTCAATGTGCTGGCGCCAATTTTGAGACCAGAACCCCCATTGCTATTATTAATACCGTATGCACGATTGCTACTAAGTGTTTGCCAAGAACCCCAACTACCAGACCCTTGTGAAGAATAGGTACCGAATGATCCTGTAACTCTAATTTGATAATCTGAGGCGCTGCCTCCCGTTGATAACCACTCGTCGTCAAAGTGAGAAGATGCGCCAGTATAATCAGGCTCAACAGCATCGTCAGCAACACCTGCGGCGCCCGCAGTTTCCCAAGATCCGGTATTCCTAAATGTAGTAACAGTCGAACCCGTATTATTCGTGGTGCTAAAGTCGTCATGTGCTCTACCAAAGAACACGTAGCTACTAACTCCCGCCGCAGTACTTGTGTCGTTAATCGTAAACGCCCCAGCGGTGGCCAGTTGAATACCAGAAGTAGCCTGATTCCAAAGGCTCGCGTTAAATGTTTCATTGCCTTCAGTTGTTGCGTCATTCTCTATCGCAACAGAGTAAGTTCCATTATAACCATTTAGTGGATTGAAATTAGCAGAAACTAAAGAAACAGCCTGTCTGCTCTGATATGGATTCGGTGTAGCGAAATCATTTCCGTCTGCTGTACCGCCAGAAAATTCAACATAGACAACCGTATCACTATCTATGTTTTTGCCTTTGATTGCCCATTGAGTAGTAGAACCTTCGTCCCAAGCTCCTGCGGTATCGTTTGTAGCAATAAGCTCGTAAGAAGCAGCAGCATCGCTAACTGTAAACCGGTCAGAGTCAACACCCGTCGCGCCACCATTGATGTCTATGATTACTCGGCCATTGTTTACATATGGCCAAACATCTGAATCCAAAGTTGTACCAACATTAACATTTACAGTTCCACTTACAACACCGAATGTTCCTGTCAATGAACTCATTCTATTTTCTAGAGACGTGGCAGAATCACCCACACCAACTCCATCTATTGTCCAATCAACCGTGTCTCCACTGGAAGCTCCTGGAGACACGGAGAGAACTACATTCCCTCCTTCTGTAGTTCCGGTAGCAGAAATATTATAATCCGCTCCTGTAGGAATAGAGGTGTCGTTAATTGTAACATTACCCGAAGCAGCTAATTGTACACCGCCAGTAGGAGCTGTCCATACACTTGTTGCAAAGTTTTCGGGCGCGCCATCTGTAGTAAAATCTTCTTTAACATTAACTGTAAACGAACCTTCTGGGCTTGATCCGGAAGTTATAGAAACCGCCCTTCTGTCGCCAGAAGAAGATGGATGATTAATAAAATCAGCAGAGTCTGCAGTACCATAATCCATTTGCCAATATGCAGTACCACTCTGAGTAATTCCTGTTCCTGAAACATCGAAGGTAACGGTATCGCCCTCGTTAACTGTTGTTGGTGTAGGTGTCAGTGTAAAGTTAGTATCTGTTATGGTAATTGTACCGCTTGTTGTCAATAAAGAACCTGCAGAGATATCGTCATAGAGATCTGCTTTAAATGTTTGATCACCTTCAGAAGCTGCATCTTGTTTTACCGTTATTAAACTGACCGCTTGTCCAAACCCACTCCGATTACCTGTATCAGCAAGAGTCACGAGCGCTCTCGAAGTTGGACTGTTTCCTGGTGGTACAGTTGTAAAGTCTGCGTTGTCAGTGGTGAGATGTGTTATATTAATGTAGGTTGCGCTATCTCCAATGTTTAAACCAGACCCAGTGACATTAAAGGTCATTGGAGTACCAGAAACTCCCTCGGAAGGACCACTTGGTGATGCTGTGATTGTATATGATGCAGCAACATTATCTTGAATTTCAATCAGAATACCTTCAAACGTAGAATAACCAAAGATCTGATTACCAGAAGAATCTTCGAATTGTGCAACAAACGCTTTTGCGCCTGTGCCAACCTTTGTAGCGATAGTTAAATTCGTAGAACCGCCTGAACCATCCAGCGAGACCAGTCTCTTTCCACCACTTAAAACATCGTGATCACCGACATCGATTTGGCTACTGTCGACAAATAAGTTTGGAAGGTTTGTAGTAAAGAATACTGGTTTATTTGGAATGATCGATGGTGTGTTTGGCGCGAGAGTAAATGTAATTGTTTCACCTTCGAGAACATTTACGTCTTGATCTGGTCCCGTGGTCGGAGAAACGCCACCAGTAGTATTAACGGTGTAAGAAACATCGTTTATAGAAATTAATTGATCCGCTAAAGATCCTTTTGCTCCAGGAATAGCTCCTGGAAATGGTTCGTCTGAGAGAATAGCTAAAAATTCTTTTGCGTCAGTTTCTTGCTCATCCTGAAAGCCAATAACAAGATCAAAAGATCCCGAATTAGCAGTAACAAGTACAGGTTCTCTGTTATTAACCGTTGGATATGGCGCAACAATATCACTATCGCTAATCGTAGATGGAGCAACATACCAGTAATAATATTCAGACGGAATATTAGAACCACTAATAGTGAATGTAACTAAATCTCCTTCGTCTGGACTTGTGTCGTCTGCAGAAAGATTAAAGACAGGAGAAGGTGCTGTTGTAATAGAATTATTAACAATGTCAGAATCTAGGCCTTCTACTTCGGCTTCTGCATTAACAACATATCTCGAGCCTAGGTACATTCCTGCAGGGTGAGCGAACAGCTTGTAAATGTTTTCCCATTGTTCGACACCAAGTTCAGTTTTTATTTCTAGCGCAAAGGTTTGATAGAGTTTGTCGTTAGTAATATATTTGGCATATCCAGTCCCAATCTTACTATCAAGGGTGTCTGAATCAACGCCAGCTAAAAGAAAAACGTTTTCTTTTGGATAGAATATTTCTGGGTCAACGCCAAAAAAGGCTCGAAAGAACCACTCAATTGAATACTTGGTGCCCTTTGCTCTGAATAATTGACTGGAGAAATTTGCAGCAGCGCGTTTGTCTTGAAATCCTTCTGCATAATTACTTCCAAGTAACAATTCGTCTTCAATGTAAGACAGTAACGAAAGGTCTGTTTGATTTATATCGCGACTTTCGAAAAGATGTCCAATAAGTTCTGTTGGACTCGCAGAGTCAGTTTCAAACTCATAGTATCTTTCGAGAAGTGAGATGAATTTAGGATATTGAGTAGTAAAATATTGAGGTAGTACTTCATCAATACGAGGGTTTGATAGGTTTAAATTCCTACGACCTTTATCTGTAAATCCGTCATGAGACATTATTCAGCCTTTGTGCGATAACTTCTAAGAGAGACTTAATTGAACTAATATCCTCTTCCATAGAGTTTACACGTTCGGCTAAGTTTTCCTGTTTCTTTCTTTGTTCTAATCTGTTCTTTTTACTTTGTCTAGCTTGTTCAATCGCTGTACGATTTATATTTAGTACAGCTCCGGTTGAGGTATCTCGAACAAACCCTTGATGCCCCGCAACCGGAATATATTTTACACTCATATTATGTCGCCAAGAATTTCGTTTTGTAATTACGAATAGAAGCCGACGTCGACATGTTAGATGAAATAAACACAACCTTTGATTGGAATTGGTTGAATGGTTCTAAAGATCCGTTCTGCCCCCCGATCAGTATACTTTGATTGATATATTCATTTGTGTTGCCCGTAACATTCTGTACAATTGGAGTTTTGATCCAAGTTTGATTTACAATATCATCAGACGATACTGCAGTCCTATAGTAAAAATCAAAAGCAGAAGCAGCGTCAGGCAAGTTTACATCAAAATCTATCTTTACCCCAACAGCGTCGTCTGACAACGAGACTGGAGTCGTAATGTGTCGCGAACCACCATTGCCAACGCCCATCCAAGGCTGGGTTTCGTCTCTTTCATTGACCGGAGGTCTGGCGCTAATATCATCAACGCAATTTTGAACCAACGATAGTGAAATTCTTTCAAGGTCAATAAACGGCGAAACATAATCGTTGGAAGAGAGCAGGTTTATCTTAACATCTGCAGATTTAACTCCTCCTCCGAGATTAGAAGTTTCTAATGTTGTGTTTGCAACGATTCGTGGATTTCTGAACTCAGTGTTTATTCCAGGAGTAACGCGCGAATATTTATCATCTTTTTGATATTTGACTTCATTGCCAGAGACAGAACGTCCGGTTGTGAACTGAGCACTAATATCGATAGAAGTTCCTGCCGGCACTAAACTAGCGATTGTAGGATTCACCAAATTAAATTGAATGTTTCGACTACTAACAACAGAATTGCCACCAACATAACCATTTGCTGTGGCAGGAGCTGCAGCTGTAACAACAAAACCATCAATATCATAATGTTTTATTGTTCGCGAACCGTTTATTTGTGCTCCGTCAATGCCACCATATGTAGTGCCATTTTGCAGCCCAGAAATAATCACGGTGTCGCCCGCCGAAGAATCTAAGCCATGACAAGGATTATATACATAAATATCTGCTGAACCCTGAGTCACAAGCAATGGGTTTGTGTTTAGGAGTTTTCCAGGAACTGCCGCGTTATGAAAAATGGCGGAACCATTAGTATTAAATTTGGCTCTTACTAACGTATACATCAAATCCATATCTTTCGAAGGTTGCCATTCTGTGCTATTCTGAGGCAAGAATAACGCTCCAGGAGCAGGCTGTGATGTGATTCTCTGTGAACCACCAGCGCCTATAATATACTCTAAAGACTTAGCTGTGTATACTTCATATTCTGGCGATTCAGAAGAAATTACAATTGCATATTCTGTCCAAGGTTTCAGATAAACAGGCTCATCAAACGTAAACGTTGTGGCAGCTGACTGAACGTTTGTTAACAACGTGGTACCTTTTATAAAAGGAGTAGCTGACACTTCGTTTGATTTTTTAAATACACAAGAGCTTGGTACGATTTTACTAATCGAAGGCGCACCATTTTCCATTGGTCGAATTTGGATGTGTACTGGTAAGGTATCATCTTTGCTTGCAAAGAATAACTTAACTTGCCGTAACGTGAGACCAAACTGATTGTCAACTTTGAACGATTGCGCCAAAGGATATTGCAGTAAAGGCGTAGAGTTATTTGACGAAACATTGCCATACTGACTCTGATCAATAGTAATATAATCAGAAAGAAGTTTAGACTCTTGCCCCGCATAATCGCCTGGGTCAACCGGTTCATCATTAGCTGTCCAACCACCGGATACATGAGGTTGATTCAGTAACACCTGTCCAGGGTTTATTGCATCAAGATATTGCTGTTGGGATCTCTGATTATATACTGGGAACACACCAAGAGACGATACGCTTGATAAAGTCCAAGCATTCCAAGGTATTCTTGTTGATATGATATTGGTAGTAGTAGTTGTTTCTAGAACGCCTTTGGCTGCGTAGTAAGAAGAAGCGCTAGATCCCGCTTCAGTAATATCTGTACTCGTTACATCAAGGAGCCTAAATTCTCTAATACCTGTTCTAAATCTCAATCCACCAGAAGTTTCTGCGTTAACAGAATTCGCATTTCCTACGGCGGATTGAGTTGGTCTGAAGTTCGGTATAAAAAACGAACCTATAATTTGTCCATCAGCGTCTGACGTAAGTTCTGTTTTACTATCTGGATGTTCAGAATATTGTGAAGCGTCAATTTGACCTTCAATGTCATCTGTTCTTTGGCCCCATCGAGTAAAGGTGTTTTCTACACGAACCCAATCTTCAACATTGACCCCGTCAAAGAATGCCAAGAATTTAGTGTTGGGTTTGAGCCCTTGTGCCTTAAAGAAGATTTTACGAGACCGAATCCAGGGAATAAGAGCGATGTCTACGGTAACATTACCTACCGTTTCTCTGATAGTGTCGTTAGACAATACTCTAGAAACAGAATTTCTGCTCGAACCGTTTGTTCCGCTTTGAGTATAGTAATTATCTCCTTGTGATATTTGGGATCTAGAGCTCGCACCGGTTGTCGATGAGAGACCCTTTCCGCAATAAGCACCGGTATCAAAATTTTCTGCAGCTCTTCCGCCCCAGTTCCACTGCCACTCATTCCAGAGATACGCTTGTTGCGTATCGATAGAAGTTGTTCCAGGAACTGCATAGTTTGTTTTTGCTTTCTGATCTTTCCACTCATCGCTTGAGGGCGATAACATTAAACAACCAATGTTTCGAATTAAACCTGCAGGATTAACCTTTTGAACTCTTGAAGCGAGCTCTTGTTTCTGCCATTCTTCGTCAACGAAATTCAAGGTAACAAGGTCGCCGGTTGTAGCAGTAGGCTTCATACCGCTTGAAACAGCAGAATCGTAAATCAAACGAATATTGTTTGCTTCAAATCCTGCTCTGATAGATCGGCTTTCCGGATCCAGTGATGCAGTGTGATCAACGTGTGTCGTATCTGTTTGTGATTGATCGTCAAAATCATCTACCAGAAGACCAGAAACGATTCTCTCAATGCCAGCAGAATCAAACATTGTATCTAATTTTGCTTCCAACTCAAGTAACGACAATCGTGTTTCTTCTTGGAAGCTGTTAAGCTGCAGCTCGAGCTTATTGATATCCTTCATTGTATAAAGTTTGTGCTCGATTGGTGTTGCGGTCAGGTCTAATGGACCGTCTGTGTAACCATTTAAAATCAGCTTGTACAACTCAAGAGAATTTTCTGGGGTTTCTTTAAACTGAGGATTCTCAGCCTGAACACCCATTAACAGTTTGAAGTCGCCCTCTTGTGTCACCAATAGCTTATCTGCTCGTGGTGTATAGTATCTTACGTCTGCGCTGAGGAAGTCGCCGCTTCTTGGTAATTCGATCTCTTGATCACCACCAAACTCAGTGAAGGTGGTACCATCAAAGTCTGGACGAAAATCTAAGACATTACGCAGAGGAACAACTTCACCATTCGACTTTCTATGTGATGGAATGTCTTCATACTCATCAGGATATGAAGTCGCATCATAAAAATTACCTGTAGCGCTGTGCGAGTAGTGATTGACTCGAATAAAGACAGTTCCTGGATCTGCAATTCCATTCTTCAGAATGACTCGACCACGACCATAGTAGTTATCTCTTTGCCCGTTATCCAGAACAAAGTTAGAAGAAATATCGACTCCGTCAGAGTCTGTAGTTCGTAGACGAGTTACTTCTTTAACATCAGTATACCCAATGTCAAAGTATTTGAATCCCTCAGGATCAGTGGTTAATGTTCCGGCGTTCGTTACCGAGACAAGAGTTTTCGTTCTTGCAGCACCGGATGTGTCATTAACATATGCATAAACCTGATAGACTTTACCGTTTGTCAAACCGCCAATAACAACAGAAGTTCCTGTGTTAGAAATAATTGTTGGGGTTGTCTTAAATTGTTCGTCTGCTCCAGCAACAATCCAGCGATCAGTGTCGACAAAACTTTGATTAGCGCTTAAACCAGTAATTGTTACTTGGTTGCCGCTTGCCGCCGCTGAAGTAAATTGTCTTTGCGTTGTTATATTAATGTCCGTGATATTTTGAGGACGAGGTCTTGGCAAGACAATAAACATATCGTTTCGGCCAGCTTCTTTAATAACAGCAGCATCAGTTTCAAGATCTATATCCCAGTAGTCTGTAGCGCTGTTGCCGATTGATCTGGCTGTACGAAAACTTTGACCTGCGTTCATTTGCACATCAAAGAGATATACCCGAACCCGACCGTCTGGCGTGTTGTCAATCGCTTTAACGCGGCAGGTACCAATAGTAGAACCACCATAAGCAATTGTATCGCGAATGTCAACCGTAGCTAATGTTGTAGAAGCAAATGGCGCGCCTCTACTTACGTCTGAAATAATAAAGCTACCATTTGTATAAGGAATTGCTTGATTATTGACCAATTGTGTTCTTGTCGATCGAGGTACTGATAATCTAACAGGATGACTGTTAGAAACCCTGTAACCGTTAATGTACGCAGTTCCAGGAGAAACAATGAGATCTAAATTCGAGTCGCCTATTACATCATCTCTAAAATGTATGCTAAATGGATTAACAATGTAATCGCCAGACTCTTCGTTTGTTCTGAGAGCAAGCAACTCGTTTATCTTGTTGTAGCTCTCTAAGGTTGTGGCTTGTTTAGTGATTGTTGAGTTTTCTACACTACAAATAAAGCACTGAGTAGCACCAACAGTAACATTAATCTGGTCTTTAAGCGTTAAACGAATACGGTATCGGTCTGCGCCTGGAGAGGCCAAATTAGGCGAACCGCCTGTGTTATCATAAAGAGAAGTTGTGTCATTAACGGTAACAACGTCTTCAACGACTTCATAAACAATCTCGCCGTTTGCTGTCTGCGTGTATGGAGAAAGGTATAATGTCTGTTCTGGTGAATGAACAAAGTGCCCCAGAACAAACCAGTCGCCTTCGGCAACAGTTATCTTGGTGCCAACACCAACAGAGTCTGTATCATTTCCAACAGTGAGTGTGTAGTTACCGCCTGTTAATGTTTCTGTGTTTATAAACAGAGCCGTTGAGCCCGCAGGAGAAACTGTGTTTGCTCCTACATATCGTAAATACAAAGTATCAGTTGCATAGCCATCCACACCAGCAGCTTTAACGTCTAAAACGCGAGCAGTGTAACCACTAGTGGATCCGGTGAACAGAGTACCGACAGGAATATCAGCGAAAGTCCCGCCACCAACAGTAGATATTTTTACATATCGAATTTGATTATCGATAGTAATACCACCTGCCGAAACCCGCGAACCTTCTTTAAAGACATTTTTACCGTGCCTAGAAATCTCTTCTTGGATGATTGTCTGTAGTTGAGTTAATTCTCTGGCTTGTAGTGCACGACCACTATTGAATAATATTTGATGATACCCATCGCTATCATTCCAGTCGTCTTTATACGTTCCAGATAAAGTGCTCGAATTAAATGTGTTTGGCATTTTCTATCCTAAAAACTGATAATTAATTTAACATCTTCTGTTTGGTTGATTGCTCTAGAAACATCTACTTGGTTATGAATATATAGCATATCCCCAGAATACCGATCTATACTAGGTTGAATGACAGCAGGACCTGAATTTGCAACACTGCCGGATCCGTTACTAGTATTTGGTGCTCCGTTTAAACCAGTCAAAGCAGTAACAGCGTCAGCATTTACAAAAGCTCCAAAGCCGGTTTCTTCGTTCTGATAAAAATAAAGATGATTGGACGCGGCGTCCCAATGTACAACAATACCTTGTGCATCGTTTTGTTTAAAATAAACATCCTCAACAAATGCAGTCGCACCCGCTTGAAAGACTAATATCTGCAGCGCCTGAGCTGTGTTGCCTGTATATGGTACTGTAGAACCGTATTGTGTGGGATTAGAGATGATAGCTACTTGTCGGAAATCGTTTTCGATCAGAATACTACCCGACTCGTCGTCTTCAAAAACGCCCTGAACCATCAATCTGTTAGCGCGCAGAGTTTGAACAGGGTCTGCGGTCGGGCCATTTTTAGGACCAAGTACTGCTCGACCAACTGCTGGGACGGCAGGACTACCGCCAGTAAAAGTAACTGTAGCAAAATTATAACCAGACCCGTGTGCTGTTAGACCATGAGCTGAATCCATATATACATTCTGAACAACTCCGCCACTTACAGAAGCAAGAAACGCCGCGCCCGAACCATTACCGGTTATTGACACTGATGGAGTTCCTGTATATCCATAACCAACTGAGTCTAACATAATACTCAAGACTTGTCCACCAATAGACGCGTTTTGTAGGTCTAAATTGTCACTGTCTTGAGGCAATAGTCCGACTGTTGGAACCACTTTCTTTACTGGATATAAAGACAGAGTAGCATATCTATTGACGTCGTTTAAAGAAGGCTTGTATAAGTATTGCCACAAGTAACCTTGTCCTATGGCAGCTCCTGTGTCGGCCGTTCTGAATGAAAAGTTTCCATTATTATTGCCGATACCGTTTGGGCGAGCCGCTTCGTGATAATATCTTAGTGATGCCGAAGGTTCGATATCAGAAGACACAGCGTTCCCTGAAGCGTCTTTCCCTTGTTCGAGACAAAGAAATACCTGGCCCGCAGAGTTCACAACATAATGGTTTGTTGTTTGATTTGTTTCTGCGTCATCATATGCATAATATATTGAATTAGTCCAATTAACTCTATCGACAATCATATTAGAACCAGAGACAACTTTATATGACTGTAATCCGTGTCTTACTTTTCGTTGAAACGCTAATGAATTCACGTCCGAGTCGGCAATAACAGGAGGTGTATCAGAAGGATCCCAACTCAAGCTTCTTCCAAGAGCCATGTAATATAATTCTGTAGCATCGCTATCAACACTAGTCTCTAGAAGCTTCCCTAGAGTTTGTTTTAAGCTGTTTGTTACTTTCGCCGTCATTTATCTTCTCTTTTTCTTTATTTATTTCGATGTAGTAAGGATAGCTCGTGAAGATGAATTTACATCATCAAAGGTTAAAAGGTTATTTCTTAATGGTGTGATAGACCCCTGATTTGAAGGTATAGCTAGAACACGTATAAAAGAAGATCCTGGAATAGAAGTAGGAGCAAACCCATTTAAAACAATTAATCCAGATCCTGCATCATATTGGCCGACGTTATTGACAATAACTTGGTTGGCGTTAGAAACAATCTGAATTACATTTGACCCTAGTAAATTTCTTAGAGTGCAAGTTGTTGAATTAAAATTAAATACAGAACTTGTGATAGTGTATTGGTCTTTTGAAGTTCCAGCAATTGCAGCAGGAAACTGTAATAAGTATTCCGTAGCAATTGCAATGTTGTTCCCAGGAGTTAATCTTTGCTGCATTGCCACTTCTGCTCTACTAGAAAGAATTGCTGGGTCTGCTTCATCAATAGTAGTAAGCATATTTGAACGTCTGAACGTTTGCCCAAATCCCCCAAGATTAGCAGAGAAATAATTACTAATTGCTGTCTTCGCTGCAGCTTCTGCCGCAGTATTACTCAACGTTGTCAACTTAGGATTAAACTGAAACGTATTCTCAATTTCGATAAAGGTTTCGATTGGATTTACAAACACAACATTAAATGAAGCTATAGACAAATCTTGTACCAGCGCCGTTATTTCTTTTTTATTCTGGGTTTCTACTGCCGGTAGAATACCGTCTTTATATTTGATTGAAATATAAACATTACCATAGTTGGTAGGAATATTGTCTTCACCTCCCCATGACTGTATGTCATCAATAAGCGAAGAGTATTTTCTTAATATAAGCGTAGAGTAATCTGCTGCAGTTACCATACGGTTTTGACTCCCCCATAAGAAAGGAGCATTCTGCCTAATAGAATCAATAGATTCTTTTTCAGCGCCAGAAGCAGAATTGGCGACTGTCACAACGCTTAAGTCTTCGCCCTCAAACTGAGTGTCTGGGCTAAAGGTTAAAGCGCCATTCGCGTCAAAACCGTTAACAGAAAGATAAGAGACTTCGATTTTATTACCAGGCGCCGGTGTTTGACCCAGCGAAGAACCATTACTAAACGTCAGTTCGTAGAAACCATTAGGCGCTTCTCGAATCGCATAGATAGTCGAGGAAGAAGTAATCGTAGTCGAATCGTTTATGTTCGTATAAGTCGTAAACGCGCCCGACGAAGCGGTAGGATAAACCTTAACAGTAACCGTACCAAGGTCTAAGTTCGCGTCTGGAATGATATAGACATCATTCTCAGCAGCAGGACCAGCAGTAAAAACTTTACTGCTCGGAACGCCTTCGGTAATTTTAATATTTTCATCACCGTCTAAATTAAACGTATAGAGGTTGCCGACCTTGTTAGTTATTAGAGAATCTCTTGTTTGAAAAGTATAGGTCTGCGAATCAACAGTCGAAGTAAAGGTAAATCCTGCCGGCATTGTATATTGAGAAGCGCCTCCTACTTTATTAAACGATAAAGCTACAAGCGCGAACGCGCCAGACCTAGACCTTGGAGTGTAGCCTATCGCAGTAGAAAGACCAACAACAGAAGAACGAAGTTGTGCTGTTGATAGAAATGATTCATTAAGAGCAAAGTTTGCGGTCAACCCATTGTAATGAGTGTTGTACGCAAGAACATCAAGAATGTTAGAAAGGCCAGACGCTTCAAAATTATAATCAGTGAACTCACCACCTTGTTGATAAAATCTTTTCAGGTTATCTTTGATCGCCTGAAAGTCTAAACTTGTTGATTGTATTGTTGTTGCCATTTATCTCAACCTTGATAGTGATGTTTCAAATGATACAATTTCTGATGTATTTAATATTTGAAATTCTAAAAAAACAGATATATAATTTCGGTCTGGATTACTATTAACAATTAATTCTCGAACCTTTGCTCTTGGCTCGAACCTTTCTATTGACGTTTTTATTTGATATTCTAAGTCTGTTGCCGTTTCGCTCGCGGATAATTCAAACAACTGATTTGTAATGTTGGCGCCAAACGAAGGTCTGAATGGTTTCTCAAATCGACCTGTTTGTATCAAATTCATTACTGCTTGTTTCACTGCTGCAGCGTCTTGTTTTTTAAAGATATCGTTAGTAGTAGTATTTTTAGCTAAAGAAAGGTCTATATCTTTATAAACCCTATTTCGAGTCGTCGTAATACTCTTACCCGAGAGCTCTTGATCTTCTGTTGATAATACTTTTGCCATGGAAGTTATTTATATGCCAAATTCGACCAATTCGTTTCTAGTCATAAGTTTCTGATTAAAAACTGTTTCAACTTCTCCGCGAGGACTGACATCAAAAGATTCGGGACAAGAAGGAACAACGAGAATTATTTGACTTGAGAGGTTACCAGAAGGATCAAAAGTATCATAGTCTAAAACAAGTTTATCGTAGTGAGTATAATCTTTCCAATAAAGCGCTAAATCAAATGTTTTCTCATGATCAATTTCGCCATTTTTACCTATAAGTTGATAGACAACAGCGCGCCCTGTTTGTTTGTCTTTGTTGATATCATTTTCAGTCACAGCCTCATTAAAGGAAGGAACATACAATCCTTCGGCAACAATTAATCTATGATCGTTAAATTGCAGGTTATCAATTGTTGCTCTTATTATCTCTGTCTGCAGATAAAGATTTCTTGCGATTTGATTTTTGTCGCCAGAAATACGTTCGAACTGTAATCGAGAACCTGGAGCGCCAAGAAACTTAGCAAGAGTGACTCCTGGTCCAAGTTTTGTCGAAGACGTGATAGACGAAAGAAAGTTAGGGTTGTATACTGGGTCTGGTAAAATAATCATTATATTACGCCTCTGAAGTTCCTCTGCCCCATTCCGAATGAGTCCTTAATATATTGCTTACTCCTGTAGTTGTAGTATCACTAGCAAAAGGAAACGCTTGTATTGTTTGTATAGGCGTAGACTGAGGCGCGATACTCCAACCGCCAGAGAGATATCCAGTCGAGTTTGTTGCAGAACCATGACCTCTATTCACCGCTATGGATAGATTTCCAACGTTACTAGAACCAACATCACCTTCTGCGGTAAAAGGATATTTCTGCATGACATCTGTATTCGTTGTAGGAACAGGAATCACTACTCCCCCAAGAGAATAACCATGAGTCGTGCTAGAAACACCAGTACCCTGAAAAGCCTCTGACGGACTTGGTCCCCAAGGGTCTAATCCTGTCAAGCGCGTATCTTCAGCATAATTAGCAAAGGGAAATTTAATAACAGTTCCTGTAAAAGGAATAATCGAAGCAAAAGGTGCACCCGTTCCACCAACATAAAAAGCCGCGTTTAAGTCTTGAGTAGCCATGGCGTCTCTTCTGCCATTCACGTTGTCTGGGCTTGTATCTGTTATGCCTGGAACAACCTGTCCTACAGCACTACCGTTGTTAGTAAAGGTATCACTTGCAAATGGAAACCTTGTCACATTAAAAATTGCATTATTTAGATTATCTGCTCCGATAATCCTCAACCCATAACCGTTAGCCTTGTCGTTTACTCCTACTTGTTTCTGTGTGGCACTGCCTGGCCCTATATCATTCAAGTTATTTTGTGTTGTTGCATTTGCATAAGCAAAAAATGTCATTTGCGGAATTTGAAATAAGTTTAAGTTCGGCTCGGCCGTGCTCCGGACATGGAGATATCCATGAGTATTAGAACCGTTTTGCACTGCAGAAGTCCCAAAAAAGGTGCCCACCCACGTCGATTCCCATGTTGGTTCTAATCCAGGTGGAGCTTGTGGAGCCACATTAATTGAACTCGCTGTCATGGTGTCGCTCGCTGCTATATAATTTTCAATTGATACTTCGGAGAAGCTGTTGACACCGTCAACGGTCCTCTGAAACCAACCAGTATACCCAGTTGCAATGGGCGGTGGTGGCGGTGGAAGAATGGGGGCGCGTTCTACAGATTGGTCTTTGTTATATCCAATCGGTGTTGTCCTTGGCGCTAATCCTTCAAATCGAGGTCTGATGTAATTCTTTTGTGCTCTTGGTGATCCAAATAAAATTGGTGTGCTCATTGTGGTTTAAACCTTTTGCTTAACGTTTCTGCTGGATTGTTACCTATTACTGTGTTTCCAAACCGTAAAGAAGGTGTTTTCTTTTCAGCCCTTCCGCTTTTCTTGGGAACAATATTTGCAAACTCAGAATTAAGTAATCCAGACGCTACAAGGTTTCCGGTGAACTTGGTGTTTTCAAAAGCGCTCTTGGACCGTAGTTTAGATCTAATCTCTTGTATGGTCGGATCTCGGTTGAAAAAATTATCATAATCGTCTGTTTTAAGAATTTTAGACAGTAACGAATTTGGATCATCAATTGTCGTGTCGACTTTCACACCGCGAATTGCATAGTCAGATTTAGTAAGCCACGGTAAAACAATTGCTGCGTTGGGCATAACTGTTGTCGGAGGCACGGGAACAAATGGTTGAAAGGTAGGATAGTATCCTCTAAACCCGCTGGCCGTTGCGCCATCTGCAGAACCCCTTTCTGCTCTCGCTGTTCTAGCTCTTCGAGCATAACCAGCCATGTTAGCAAAATCTGCTGTGATAGCTTCTTGTGCTTTACCGACCAAAGTACCATAGAAAGTTGTACCCCCATTACCTAATCCAGTAGGAGGACCACCAAACATTTTACCATAATGATCGACCAGCTGGCCACCAATGGTTCCTTTTAATCCCACCATGGAGATATCGATAGCAGTAAGATTAGCTATGCTGGCAGAAACCGTCCATTCACCGCTGGCGGTTTGTTTTATGTCACTAGCAAAAAATTTAGCAGGGCCTTCCACAAGATTTTTTTGCTCACCTTTTACAAGTAGGTTGTTGTCCCCAAGTATAGTATCTGTGTTGGTTGCAACAACTTGCGAGTTCCTTGACCCTTTGACAACATAGTTCTGGTTCTGATCAACCGTTTTAATATGGTTGCCATTAATTTCTTCTTTTTTGTTGCCTGCAGTTTTAATGTTTATGTTACCGTCAACTGACAAATTATAGTCGCCAGTAACACGAACATTAAGATTGCCTTTGTACACAAGATTGCCTTCGCCTTCAACGATGACAGTGTGATCGCCACCGGTGACTTCTACCTTTTTATTAACAGTAGAGAATAGAACAGAACCGTCTGAACGAAGTTCTATTCCCGCGCCAGAACGATGCTTAAGAAGTATTCGTTCACCTCCAGGAGTGTCATCTATTTCCCAGATATGACCAGAAGTTGTTTCTGACACTTTATTGTGAGGGTATTCTGAAGGTTTCTGATCCTGAAATTCTGTAGAGACGCCATAGTCTCCACCACCAGCAAATAGGCTATTGATCTGCTCGCCTTTGGCTGCTTTGTTGATTGAGTTGCCATAGAAGTAATCTCTTTTAGAGTACTCTCCTGTCGCGTCAACAAACCCGTCTCTTGATACACCTTCGGTTAATTCTCGAGCTTTACCAAATTTTTCTTCTCTCTTTTCTAGATTGTCTACCCGAGTTGTCATAATACCACCTTTTGTTTGACTAAGTCGCTCGGTTTAAAGGGTCCTTGAGACGTTGGATCTGAAAATATAGACTCTTTACCAAAAACATCTTTGCAGTAATCAATAACATCAAACCCTGGATCTAGCTCCGTTGAGTCAATGTCATTATGGCCAAGGACTTGACCTCCAGGATATTTCTTATAGAATGCTCGACAGAATTGTTCGAAAGTAGTCATCTGCGCGCGGGTCAATGATTGTGAAGACAAAAACGATTCAGGATTAGGCGTTCCAGAAGAACAATTAAAACCGCCAACAAACACCAGTCCTATTGAAAACTCGTCATGATCGTTTACAGAAGAATGCTCTCCTTGATTCGAAAGGGGTCGACCCCTTTGCAAAGAACCATCCCTACGAATCACATAATGATAACCAATGCCCTTTATTCCTAAACCAATGTGAGTTGAGTTAATTTCTTCTGAACCAATGTTTTTATTGGTAAACGTTTCTGTCCAATGCACTACAACCTCTGTAATGTCTCTTGTAGAGGTTCTCAACTCTGCTTCTAGTTCTTCAACGGTGTTTATATAAGAGAAACTCTGACTACCTTGCCCGTCGTTCCAATCATTTCTTTCAAAAGAAAACGGATTGGTAAACGCCGAATTTTCATTATCAACAACAGTTGTTCCTGCAATTGTCGTGTTGACTTTTAACAGTCTAGCTCGAACGGCGTTTGGTGGTTGTTTTGTTTTATTTTGAACAATTTCTGTCGCTTTATCTTGATCAGATTTATTTCCTTGAGAAAGTTCAACAACCTTTTTGGCCTCTTCGTCTGTCAATTCAGGATAATCTTTTTGTAAATTTTGTGCTTCTTGATTGAGGTCTGTAACAAATCCTTGTATCAAGCCGTTAGAAGAAGGCGAAATGGCTTGTAGGGCGGAAACGATATAATCTAATCCTTTTTGGCCTACATCGGTCACTGCGCTCACGACTGTTTGTAAATCAGAGAAAATTGACGCGCCCGAGACTATGTTATCTTTAAGGCCCGATAAATCTGTTTTAAGCGCATTTTCGTCGATGCTAATCGCTTTGTCTACTAAAGTCTGAGCGTCAGTAACGGCGCGCCCTGTTTCTAAAGTAAACCCATCATAAGTCTGTTGCATGGTCACATTTGTTATGTTAACGTCTGCAGAATCATTTGGAAATGCGTAGGTAAAATTACCAGCAGAGTCTCCTGAGTTTACATTTGGAGCATTAACAAATTCAGTAGCAGCATTTATTTTTGCTGTTATAGCTGAAACTGTGTCGTTTGCTTTTTGTGAAAGCGCATTAACAGTTGCTAAGTCAGGAAACCCTGCAACTGTTCCTTTGATATTATTAAGCGAACTTACAAGCCCTTCTGGTGAAGCGTTTGTAACTATTTCTTGAGCAAACCCTGAAAGGTCTGGCTTGCCAGCGCCAAGACCAGATATGGAAGTTATAAGTGAACTCAGAGACGAATTGGTGTCTGCAACCAAAGAACTACTTCTAACTCTTACATTACCATCTTCGTCCGGATCTGTCCAAGTCAGTTCTAATTTGGTTCCAAAAGTAGAAGATAATATATTAGTCTCTGCAGAAAGAGTATCATCTATTGAACCTTTGATAGACGATACACCGTCTGTCACCAAACCTTCAACTGGTGCGCTGTTCAGTTTATTAGAAACATCTTCAGCTTTCGCGCTGATACTCTGCACCCCACCTTTGACCTCACCGACTTTATTACCAACAGCAGTTTGAACCGCGTTTTTCTTTTGTGCCGTCGCAGTCTTTGCTTGAGCGTTAACGCCATCATAACTGATTTTATTTGCAAGACCGGTTATTTGATCTTTGACCTGTTCTTTACTTGCTGTCATTCTAACGCCCCATCATAAGCTCTCTCTGCAAACTTTACTGCTTCGTTTGTGTTTGTAGAGTTTTTACTGTAATATTTAGCAATTGCCTCTACCGCTTTTTCTATAGAAGTTGTTTGTAGAAGTTTGACATTAGCTCTATTCTGAGTATTGCGCAATTCATATAAAATAAATTGAAGCTGAATTGAATAAGATTTCCAGCTTTTTGTTTTCTGATAATTTTTAGAAAACTCTATTAGACCTTTAAACCGATTACCTTCGTTTTGTGACCACTTTATCAACCCTTGTTCATTTTCTTTAGAGTCAATCTCGTAGATAGCGAAACCCGAAACCGCTTCAATAATACCAGCCAAAGCTGCGGCGTGTATTGGGCGATACCCGTTGTCTATGAAAAATTTTATAGCTTGGCTTCTTCTTCGAGAAACATTTCCCTTTTGAAACTCATCATCAATCATTACTGACGATTCAATAAAGTTTTGTTCTCTTTCTTGATCGTATTCTAATTCATCTTCTGATTGATTAGCAGAATTTACTCGTTTTTGCACTGCATTAGGGAATTCTATTCTTGGAAACGATCCCAATATAACGGGCAGTTGTGATGATTTTCCGTCTAAGAAATAACCAAAAACAGAAGCTCCAGGAAGTATTCCTGGAACAGCCCCAATACCAGAGACTCCTCCTTCTGTTGTAGGGATTAACACCTGTGCCCAAGGCAAATCACTTTCTTGTATTTCTCCTGTCGAAGGATTGTGTACACCGTGAATTCGCACTTTAACTCTACCCTGTAGAATAGGAGGAGGCGTTGCGTTAACTACGACTCCAATGAACCAACGGATATCGTCACCATAATATTTTCTTGGTATTGCGTTATCCACTATATCACCTTACGTCGATTCAACCTACAAACTTCCATCGAAACATTATGGTCTGTTTGTCTAAATGTGTGTCGTAATGAGTGGACGAGGAAATCACCAGAACCCTTTTCGTCAAATAGGTCTTTTGGATTTTCTTTATCCTGAGATATGTTTTTTAATACTCTAAACCTACAAATGTCACCAACGGTTGCTTTGGCCATAAAAAAAGCAGTTCCTGGAATCGAAAACTTAATCACATTCTTATATAACGCTTGTTCAATCTGGTGTTTTTTAATCTTAAGTAAGAAGTCTTCACCAGAAGCGGCGTCATGATAACTTTTAATTTGATTATAGGTTAGTGATGAATTTACCTGATGAAAAAACTGAGCATTGTATTCGTCAGCATTTCTGTCTAGATATTTTAAAGACTCGTCAAATATAACCTGTTGGGCGTCTTTTTTCAGAACACCTGCATTTTTTAATGTTTCTATATTTTTCTTAATCGAGACATGGGAGCGAAAAGAAATTCCAGTACCAATGTCTGTATTAGTATAGAACGCGCCAACGCCGCCAGCCATAATTTGATCTAAAGTGTCTTCTTGATCTTTACGTACATACTCTTTGACTGTTGTTGATTTTGTAAATTCGTCAGTAGGACTAGAAGCATTGCTTTTTGCCTGAGAAAAAACAAACGGCGATTCTTCATTAAACGCAGGTTGTTGAAGCATTTTGTCAAGGTCGCCCATACGAATATTGTTATCATAGACTGACGAGTATAAAAATGTAGGAGAACCGTTTGTTGTGGTAGCTCGATCAATTAACATTCTGCAAGCGTCTAACGGAGTCATATAAGGAACAATGAACTTACGAACACCTTGTGCGGTTGTTTCTTTTGTCAGATATGAAACGTCGACTTTTTTCTTGAGCTCGCCATTTAATATTTGAGAGACAATTGTTTCTATAGAACCAGTATATGCTCGGGACAATGTTCTTAGAGAATTAAAATAAGCATGTGGTTCTAAGAGATTAAACAGAATGACATCAGCATCATTTGACCCTCGAACAGTCTCTGCCATTTTGATCATAATAAATGTTTTGTCGATAAAAGTTTCGCCACCTGATATTGGCTGTATTCGAATAGTGATCCTTTCTGTACCTGAAAAGTTGATTGATCCGAATATACTTTTATCGTCGACTAATGCGACCATACCAGACACGTAAGGATTGTCTAATGATTCGAAAAGAGTTAATTCGTAAATAAGCCGAGCACATTCGATCTCATCATCAGAGCCAAATCTATCTGAAGAAATAATCGCTTCAGATAAGGTGAATTTTTGATTGTTTGGGGCGTCAGCCATTTTATCCTTTCACCAGTCTATTAAATTCAGAAACAATATTAGAAATAGCGTCTTGTTTAAGTATCTTAATTATCTTCAGGTCATCATTATAGCTAATGAGTTTCTCTTGATAGGTGATCGGAATAAGCGGCCCAGTTGATGTTGCTATATCATACGGGTCTATGTCTACCCGCGCTTCCAAAGAATTCGTATAGTAAGCCGGAGAGTTATATTCCACAACATTGTTAAAAAAATTGGTACCGTACGACGCCCCTGCTGAAAAAATATTAACGCCATCATTGTATGTAATTTCATTGATGTTCGTCATAACTGTCACGTCTCCACTAACAAAGCGAAGAATCATTTGACCGATATCTAAATTTTTACTAACAATTTTCGCATTTGCTACATTAGCAGAAATATCATTCAACAAAACATTGCCTCCTATAGGAAACGTTTGTGCGAGCACTGTATCAGAAGCAAGATAATTTTTGACGATTCCGCCTGTGTTTAAAGATCCCGCGCCGTCTAACTGAATAGCATAATTTGAATATGCTTCTTCAACAAATTCATAAACCTTTCCATGAGATAAAGGCCAGCCAGACTCTCTTAACTTTTCATTGAGCAAAAAGAAAGTCCAATAGTAGTCAGAGGTACCATATAATTTATATGACAGCGTGTCCGGTCTTTCTCCATCGAGGATATTAAAGCTTGCGTAATACGAAACATTATCTGCTACTTGATCGATAAGATCAACATACACACTAGCATCTTTGTAAAATACGCTTTCTTCGTTGTTACCGAATTTATATTTTATTATCGGAAAGTTCTTAAAATACGCCATTAAAATCCTTCCTCAATAAGTTCTCTAGTCATTGTTCTTGCTTCAATAAACGACAACGTTATTTCAACCTCAACTGGCGCCACCTTTCCTTTAACATTATGAAACGCCGCACCGTTTTGGTTATATGAGACGAGAACGTCTCGGAGGTAAGCGTCTTGTATTCCGGTATAAATTGGCTTTTCGTCATAGGTCATTTTAATTTCAAATAAGTTCGGCATTCTATACCCAATTGGGATAGAAACTCCCAGTTCTCCAGGTAATGGTGCCGAAATAGTTCCTGGATATAATTCTCTTCGAAACGTCTTAACAATCTTCTTTATTTCTTCTGCTTCTTGAGGAGATGACGCGAGAAGTTTAAATGTAAATGGAAACTCTCTCATCGGAACGCTTGAGAATATCGACCTAGTGTTTGGATTTACTGTTGTTCTTGTGAGAGATTGTACTGCTCCACCAACGCCAGCGCCCCCCATAGACGCAACTTTGCTAATAGCAACACTAGCTGCATCTGCACCTGCACCGCCTCGAAACGCGTCAATGAAGCTTTCGACTCCGCCTTTTGCAGCAGCGCCCACACCTTGTGCGATTGAACCTCCTGCCTGTCCCACTGCTTCAACTGCGCCGCCGATCATTCCGAGGTTGACGTTATCGTAAGTAACTGCGTCTCTGATAGCAAAGGATCCAGGAAGATATAATGTTACTACATCACCATATGTTTTTTGTGCTTCAACGTTTTCATATGATTGAGTTGTATTATTTTTACCTTCTAAAGCGTCTCGGCCTTCTTTAGCTTCTTCTTTCGTTGGCGTTTCTTCTTCGGAAGAGAATAGACCAGTGAACCTATTAATTATATCAGAGGTGTCTAAATTTTCTAATGATTTAAAAATAGAAGGAGTGATTCCTTCAACCTCAATAACTTTGAATGTTACTTTCCCTTTATAGTCGTCTTGATCGCGCAAAGGAAAACGATACTTCTGCGGAGTTTTTATAACTACTTCAGTAGATTGCCCTTGTGTTTTTTTCGAAATATCTGGTTTTGATATCTCTACGCTTTCTTGCGACATTTTAAAATCCAAATAAATACTATTAAACTATTTATAGCCATTCTATGCAGACTTATAAAGGAAAATACAAAGTAAAAAACACCAGCAAATATAAAGGTGATTTTACCAACGTTGTGTATCGAAGTGGTTGGGAGAAAAATTGCATGCAATTCTTCGACAACAGCTCTGATATAATACAATGGTCAAGTGAAGAAATTATTATTCCTTACTTATATGAGGCAGACAAAAGGATTCATCGTTACTTTCCAGACTTTGTCGTAACTTGGAAAAGCGGGCAGACTTCGCTGATTGAAGTCAAACCGCATAAAGAAACATTGCCACCTAAAGGCCCGACTAGGACAAAAAAATACATTACTGAGGGATTCACTTACGTTAAAAATCAAAACAAATGGGAAGCCGCCACACAGTACTGTAAAGACCGAAAATGGAGTTTCGAGATTTGGACCGAAATAGAACTGCGGCTTATGGGGATTTTACCAAAACCATTTAAGAAAATAAAACCTATGCCCAAATACTCAAGGAAAAAGAAAAAGTGAAAAAGGTTTTTATTATTAGATTCAATCAGCATAAATAAGTCTTATGTCAAGCCTATTTAATAAATTAGAATTACAAGCGTTTCGCGCCGGTATAACTCCTCGCACCCGAGAGTCTAGAGCGTGGTTTCAGAAAAAAGCAGCCGACCTTCGTAGAATCGACCGGAAAGCTCTTATGAACGAAGACCCTATTAAGAAAACTGGTAGCGAAATTGTTGGACATATGTACATGTATTTTTATGAAGCAAAGAATAAAGATACATTACCTTACTATGACAAATTTCCATTAACAATTGTCGCAGGACCGGCTGAAGGCGGTTTCTATGGTTTAAACTTGCATTACCTTCCGCCGGTGTTGAGAGCAAAATTCTTGGATTCCTTGTTAGATATAACCAATAATTCTAGATATGACGAATCAACCAAATTTAATCTGTCGTATAAAATGCTCAAGAGAGCTTCTAAGATGAAATACTTTGCTCCTTGTTTTAAACATTATCTGAATTCGCAGGTTAGAAGTCAGTTCGCTAAAGTAAGCGCCCCAGAGTATGAGATTGCTGTGTTTTTACCCACTGCTCAATGGGAAGGAGCAAATAAAAATAAAGTCTATTCGGATTCAAGGAAAAAGATATAATGTCATACAGTATTGAAGATATAAAAAGTGCTGTGTCCGCTGGGAATGGGTTCGCTAGAGGAAATCTATTCAAAGTAAGACTGCCGCCAATAGACCCAAGGGCAAATACAAAGGATTTAAACCTATTGTGTAAAGGACTACAGCTGCCTGCCCGACAATTAAATGTGACTGCTAGACAAATCGGATTAACCACGGCCAATATAGTGAACGGGTTTGCTTCTCAAGATATAACAATGACGTTTCGAATGCTTAATAATCCTTACGTGAAAGATTACTTTGATACATGGCAGAATCAGATTGTAGACCATAACAGCTATGAAGTGGGGTATTACAGAGATTACGCAAAAGACATTACCATTTCATTATTAAGAAAATCGTTTGGGCTTGGTTTTCTGAACAGACAACTATTTGAAGTAAAGTCTTCAATACCAAGTGAAATTAGAAATCGATTGCCTTCTTTGGGTCCTCTGAATCTTGCCAGCGGAAAATTAGATTTTAACAAGTTAACGGCGGATGCTATTGTATATGAATGCACTTTGATTGATGCTTATCCGACTTCTATTACCGCGATAGAATTGTCGGATGATGCCACAGACCAAGTTCTAGAAATAACTGTAAGCTTTACATATAAAGATTGGAAAGCAGAATCGTTCTCGCCCCCGAACAATCCTTTGGGTGGAGTTCTGTCAAACGTACTAGATAAATTTGGATTGGGAAATTAGTTTTATTACTGGAGAATATTATGGCGTTACCTAAGTTAAACGACTCACCGAAATATGCATTGAAGATACCTTCTACTCAGAAGAGAGTTAGATTTCGTCCCTATTTGGTGAAAGAAGAAAAAGTACTAATGATGGCTGCAGAAACTAAAGATGCTTCAGCAACCATGAGTGCAATCGCGGACACGATTGAAGCGTGTTGTGATGAAAACATCGATAGAGAAAATCTGACGACATTTGATATTGAATATATGTTTACCAAGATTCGAGCGAAGTCCTCCGGAGAAACAGCACAGATTTTTATGGCTTGTCAAAACTGCGAAACAAACAATGAGATTACGATAAATCTTGACAGCCTAGAAGTAAAAATGCCAAAGGTTAAAAACATGGCAAAGTTGACTAACGAAATCACTATTGAATTGCGCTATCCGCCCTTTGTTAATCTTCTAGAATATGATTTACAAAACATCAATTCAACAGAGACTGGGTTCTCTCTTGCAGCAGAATGTATTAAAGCAATCCATCATGGCGAAGAAAGGATTGATGTGAATGAAGTCTCGAAAAAAGAGATTTTAGATTTCATAGAACAAATGACATCGGAACAGTTTAAAAATATTATGGAATTTATGGAAACTATGCCAAAGTTAGAATATGCTGCCAAGTTTAAATGTTCTGGTTGCGAAAAACCAAATTCGCAAAAGATAGAGGGTCTAAATAGTTTTTTTTAATATGCCTCTCTCATGATAATCTGGTAAATCATTATAAGCTTAACTTTGAGTTAATTTACCAAGATAGGTTTACACTTGAAGAGTTAGATAATATGATGCCTTGGGAGAGGGAAGTTTACGTAAATATGTTAATTAATAAGATTAAAGAAGAAAACGAACGAAGGAAACACGCTAGTGGCTGAAGAAAAAGAAATTAGTTACATGCAGCAGGTCACAGATCGTCTTAAGACGATCAACGAAGAAGGCGCTGAAGACCGAAATGCGACCAAAGGCAAGGGCATACAAAGCTCTTTGCTTCGCGATCAGATAAAGATACTAGAAGTAATCGCGAATAGTGTCGCCATGCTCAATAATAACTTCGAAGAGTTTATGCAGAACCAAGCCCTTGCTAGTTTAAAAGGATTAGACCCAGAAGATAAAGGTGGCGTACAGGGCAAGACGTCGGGTGCCAAAAATTCGGGCGATAAAGATGATGCTGGCTTTCTCTTTGATGGTATTGTAGCGAGCTTCATAGCGTTCAAAGCTTCAATGATGTTATTTGGTACAAGGCTATTGAACTTCATAAAGCGTATTGCTCTTCCTGTGACTGCAGTTATTGCGCTTATTAAGGGGTTTATGGAAGATTTTGAATCAACAGAAGGTACGTTTGGAGAAAAGGTAGTCGCGGGACTTGGCGGTGCTATCCAGAAACTGTTTAAGTGGTTAATTGCAGTACCTAGTCAGTTCGTCGTAGATTTGGCTGCTTGGTTGGCTCGGAAATTTGGAGCAAATGAAGCAGCAGCATATCTAGAGAAAGTCGATGTTGCTAAAATGTGGGAAGATCTTCTTAAAGGAATTGGTGAATTCCTGAAACCGATGACCGATATGATCGCAAACGGGATTGACTGGTTTATGGGACCGGAAAGCGAGGAAGCTAAAGAAATGGTTTCTACTGTGATAGATACCGTTTTTGAAAAAATAAAATCAATCGCGAAAGGTTTAGCGGACCTCTTTCATTTCTTCACGACCGGCGAAGACATTGGTATAGTTACAGAAATACAAGAAATGTACCAAGGAATCGTAGATTGGTTTTCTGAATTGCCGTCCAAGCTTTTTAATGGTCTTGGCGACCTAACCAAAAAGGGGTTATCAGCGCTTGGGTTTGGATCAGACTCTTCAGAAGAGTCTGCAGGAGACGATGATTATGATCCAAAGACAGTCATCGATTATGGCGATCCTACGCGATCAGGAAGGGTAACTGCCGCAGAAGCGCGTAGAGCAGAGTTAACAGGAGAATTAACGGAGGCGGAAAAGAATGCCTTTAAAGGGCATTCTCAAACTGCTAATGTAAACATTGCGCCGCAGTCAAATAACACTAATGTTAACAACAGCACAACAAACGTTACAGCAAGCAGTGGTCCCGTAAGGGACCCCAACCCGTTAAAAAATCGAAGCAGAGAAACGTTTTAATCTTCTGCAGCTAACTTTGCAAAGTATGACATAGTGTCATCTTCGTCTTCGGCGGTCACCGTAATCTCCGGTTCAGAAGCCGTCTTAGGAGCTGGCGCTGCAGCTGTCTCGGTTACTGAAGTAAAGTTTCGTTCAGCAGCAGCAGTAACACCAAGGACCATATTCAATCGCTCTTGTAGCTCGTTATAGCTCTTGTAGTTGTCTGGATCAGAATACTCGTTAAGATCATGCAGCTTCGAATAGATCTGTTCTAAGACGTCATCGTCGTCCGAAAGAGGTTTCGAAGAAGCAAACTCAGACTTATCGTAGTTTCGGTATCCCTCAACATTACGAATCTTCAATTTGAAAGAAGCACCTTCCCAGAAGTCAAATGGGTTGACAGGATCTTCGTCAGCAAACTGTGGTTGCATAACATCCATAATCTTGTCAAAGATCTTCTTACCAAAGACAAACAGTTTTACCTGTCCTTCAGTCTCAGGATTAGCAGAATCGCTCTCGACAAGAACATTTGCAACATAGTGCAATCGACGCTTACGTTCACGAACAATCTCTTTGTCTCGCTCGTTACCAGAGTTCCAGAGCTTGCTGTTAGCTTCTGATACAGGATCGTTCTGACCAATAGAGGTCAAAGACTTCTCAATGTACCATTGCCCAGTTGGACCTTTGAAACCATGATCCCAGTAACGAACCCACGGGAGGTCAGTACCTTCGGCAGCAGGAAGAAACCTTAATACCGCATAGCCATTGCCGGCTTTGTCAACTGTCGGCTTCCAGATACGTTCGTCCACATAGGACTTCTTCTCTGGACCAGCGTTTTGGCCAGAAGCAGCATTAACTAGTTTCGTGATTGAATTTGCGCGGTTGCGCTTAAGAGTGTCAAAAGACATATTATTACCTCGTATTTTATTTGTATGTTTTGTATTTTTTTATCCACAAGTACATCATTATGTAGAACTATATATATTACTCGATTATGAGTAACTATTCAAACGGAAGAGTATTACCCTTCGGTATGAAATTCAGGCTTTGAGCCTCAACCTCGATTTTATCTTTGATGACCTGCGAGATAAACTTGCGGACATCATCGATATCGATGTTATTTTGTTCACAAAGATAGACAACAGTGTCAAGATAGGACAAGCCTTTTGATTGTACTGTTTTCTCTATCATCTTGGTGAATTTACTTTTGTTCAATATTAGACCATCAAGGTTCATTACAACTTACTCCTAGGTAAAATTATGGCTACTAAAGAATTATTCGATTTTGGGTTTACAGCGGTAAACGAAGACGAACTTGACGTTGCGCAAGAGGTCAAATCTGTAACTGATACAGCAGAACAGTTACAGAAAAAATTAGACGATTTGTACAATGCGATTCAACCTCTTCTAGCAAACCTTAAAACTAATCCTGAAAAAGAATATATTAAATGGCCAAATAGGCTTGAGAAGGTAGAACAGTTCGAAGATGTTCTTCAAGATATCTACCTGTCATAACCTATAGAATAATCCCGCTTATCGACTTCGTATATTCGTTCGCGACTTCTTTAGCAGTGGGCACCAAAAGAATAACTCCTGATTTCTGAAAGGTTACTTCACCAATGCTGGGCATACCCGTCATGGCTACGGTGGGCATAAACTGAATGGTTTCGTTAACAGGAGAAACGATATGTGGATCTCCTATGACAAAAGTGTCATCAGTTTCTTTCTTAAATTTACCTACGTACTCTGCGCCTGTTACAGCTACAACGGTTACTATATCATTAATTTTCATTTCTATACTCCTCATTACAATCTACGACAGCGTCTAATAGTGGTGAACCAACAGCAATATACCTCAATGCCGCGATATCCTTTGGTAAACAATGGCCCCCATATCCAAATTTACCATCCGGCCCAGGAACCTGAGTGTGAGACTTTCCAATTCTAGGGTCAACAGTAATAGCATCTACCATTTGGTCAAACCCTTCGAATCCAATGTCTTTATAGATTTTATACATCTCGTTAAAGAAGGTCACCTTAGTTGCTAAAAAGGTATTCTCAACATACTTAGCAAAGGATGCCTGTTGCAAAGAACAATACTTAACATCGCACAAACTTGGTAATACTGGCCGTAACAGTTCATCCCAAAATCGACAATCGTCTCCACCATAGATTGCATATGTTTGAAACTCAAATTCTTCTAATGTATTTCGATTGACGTTCGAACTACCCAAAAACTCAGGCGAGTAAGTATAACTACCGTCACGAACCCCCGCTTCCCAATCTATCCAAACAGGATCGACAGCTGATTTAATTAAATACTTCACACTACCGTACTTATTAAACACTTCTTCGACATGATCAGTATTACAAGAACCGTTTTCGCGCATAGGCGTGGCAACGCAAACGACAACAGCATCAACGGGAGATAGATTAGGATTCGGTATATAGTTGTGTCCCTTTGCAGGATCATCTACAAAAACCTGCAAATCGTCTCTCTTTTGCAAGACATATTCAACTGCCTGCCCAACGGCACCATAACCAGCAACAACAATTTTCACGATAATATTCCCAAACAAAAATTTTCGGCGACATCTTCAGCATAACTAAGCGACTTGTCAAAGCACTCAACTGTTCTAATATACCTTGATTGTTCAAACAATTCAACAGAATACCCTACCACACTCTTCTGTACAATAGCTTCTTTCTTGCCGTTGTCTGACCAATGTTTAGATATTACTTCATTGATGTTGACCTGACTCTTATGCTCATGGTATTTCATATTTTTTCCCCCAAAAATAAGATCCCATTGCGCATCAAATGCATTTTGCTTAACGCTCAGAGGTCTTGGTTTGCTTCCTTTACCGTTCAATGCACGGGCTCCTGAAATAAAGTTTTCTCAATTAGGTTATATTCTACTTGCTCTCTTTGAATCCACCAATCTGGTGGGCTCCTTCGTTTCCACTTTGCCAGATTACGCTTGGCTTCCCAATAATAATTTCTGTAAGATTCTACAGAATCGTTTTTGACAATGCATGTGGAAAAGTTTCCCACTGCAGGAGTAACAGGCGTTAAGCCAATGTCTGTAGGAATATTGTTAGGAACCCAGAACAGAAAACTATGCAACTTGCCCGCGCCATGTTCCTTGTCATATCGATACGTATACTCTTTAAGCAAAAAAGACCACATTGTGTATAGCCACTGGTAGTTATCTTTGCTTTGACGTAGCCAGATATTAGAAGGATGGTTAATATGACAAGCAAGGTAGAGGTTCATATTGAAAAGAGGATTCTCTAGGTAATACCTTTTAATTTTTCTACCTGTTGCAGACTTTCCATACCAAGGGGTTCCGTCGAGAACACGATGCGCCGTAGACATTAGTTGAGCATATTCGGTGCACATTTTAACAACATGAGAATCATTATGACTTTCTGCGCATTTTTTAGGATCTTGATCAAGATCAAATATGTTCATCGCAACTCCTCATTAAGACTATCAGCGATAGTCTGTTTCATTTCTTTGTCTGTAGATTTATCTACAAGCTGCACATCAGTAGCTTTAAACTTATACGTTTTCCAATACATCTTTTGTTTACAACGGAGTTTATATTCTACCTCATCGTAATTAAAAACCCAACCATAAACACCTTCTGGATAATCAGTCATCAGTAGGTTCTAGAGCAGAAACTACATCAGGAAAATGAACTCCAATTATCTCCCAACATTTATCTGCAATTTCCATATGTTCTGCTTGCGTTCCGTGTCCTCGGCGTAACTCACAGTAGTGAACCCAAGAGCGTAAGGTACCTGACATATACAAGGTTGTTTCTGTCAGGCCTTCTGGAAGCAGAGCACGCGCCTGTTCTTTAGCGATACCGGTATTTAGCGCCATCTCATAATAGTCCTTAGCGACTCGAGAGACTTCTCCTTGCATTTCAGAAAACACTTCTTGGGCTTTACGTTGAATTTCTGGATTTGTATCTTTCTGGCTCAACTGTCGATTAGTCGGATGTTGTTTTCTCGCTTCACGATTAGTTACAAACGACTCGCTTACTGCATAACGTTGAGAGAATTCTTGAAAAGAGAACGAACGATGCCGAAGAATCTGTCTGCTGATATCTCGAGTCGTAACAATCTCCATCGTAATCGAAACCATTTCGAAAGGCGACCAGTGGTTCTCTTTAATTAAATACTTTAACAGTTTCTTTGCTGTCTTAGTATTATTTTGGTTAGCCGGATTGCTAACCCGAGCAGCATATGCTACTAACTCTGCAGCGGTATGGCATCCTGTAGACGCACTAGGGGTTGTCATACCTACTAAACTTACTTCACTATCTCTCTTCAGC